TTTCTTCTGCTGCCATCTTCATTGCTTGCACCGCACGGTTGATGAGAAGGTTTGAGAGTGTGAACGCATCATCTGCGCTCATCCTCCATTCCATAAACCCGCACGATGAGTCGAACTCAATCCACTTCGATGCCGATGAGAGGATGACGACTGGCACGCCAGCATCGGATACGCACGCACCGCCGATTACTTCGCCGTCGTTGCTCATAGCTGGCACCCTGCGATCAGGTGTGTGCCGGTCGGTGTGATGAGCTCGATGGTGTAATCACCTTTGTGACCTGCTGCGGATCTGGCGTTGATGCCTGAATCGTGAAGGTCGTCAACGATCTGGTTTGCCGAGTCTCGTGCCCCTTGGTCAAGACCCCAGAGCAGATCGTGGATCGCTTTGTGTTGTGGTGTCTCTTCGCCTGCTTCACGCAACGCCATGCCAAGTTGTTTCATGTTGGCTAGTTGTTCGTTGTAGGTGAGGATCTGATCCTCGAGCCGGAGGTTGTGCAGGAGTCCTGCTGTGATTGCATTCATGTGCTGTTTGTCCTTTGTGGTGGTGTGGTCAGGGGCTTTCGCCCCTGACCTGTTTGTTTGGTTTAGATGTCTAGAGCGGAGTGTTCACGCCAGCGCCATACCAAGCCCATTGGGCCTTCAAGAACGACCTTGTGACGTTCAACGCTTACTTCAAAGCCTGCTAAACGGAATCTGATTAGGTCAGCAAACTCAACTCCACGAGAACCTTGCAAACGAAGTGTTTCCCACATTCTTGGAAGTGGTCCGTTGTTGTATTCTGCCTGCATTGTTTCAAGTGAGACTGTGTTGGTGGTTGCTGTGGTGTTCATGGTGGTGGCTCCTGTGGTGGTACGCCCCGTTTGGTGGCGTGCAACAAGTGTTGCACACATTGCAATGCTTTGCACATCATTTCTCAAATTTCTTTTTGAGAGGGTATGCAAGCACCGAGGGGCCCGAAGTTGTTAGGGTAAATGGTGAAGCCCACGCATCAGCGTGGGCTTGTTCCATATCCCGACCAGGAGACAATCAATATGATACGCACACCAAAGGCTGCGGCACTGCTGTTTGCCGTTACAATCCCGTTACTCTTTGCAGCATCCTGCACACCAGAAGAAATAGCGCTATACGGCACAATGAACGCTGATGAGCAGGCCGCTGTGAAAGCACACCTGCAAGCGCAAGCGGCACCAGCTGCGCCAGCGCATAACCCTCCTGGCGGTTTCCTCGCATGCGTGCGCCGGCATGAGTCGGGTGGGAACTATCAGGCGAAGAACCCGGTGAGTACCGCTAGTGGTGCGTACCAGTACCTTGATAGTACTTGGCGCACGATGTCTGCTCGAGCAGGCCACGGTGGTTACCCAACCGCACGCTCAGCACCACCATGGGTGCAAGATGCTGTTGCCGTGTACACGGTGAACAGCGGTTGGTCTTCAGCGTGGAACGGTACGGGCTGCTGATCACAACTTATTCTTGGACATGAAAGAACCCCCACATCGGCGCAGTGGGCTTGCGCACAAGATGTGGGGGTTCAATCTGACGGCATGCAGAGAAGGACAAACAAAACTGCGCCGTCGATCTTTAAGCTGGGGGGTCTATTGTTTCGCTTTCAAGGCGGTCTAGCCATGCGTTGAAATCTTTGCGTTTCCATTCACGGCCTTGGAGTTCAGCCAACGATTCTGTTTGCAAGTTGACCTTGTGGTGTAACGGCATGGTCACACCGTTCGGTCCGAGATGGTGCCGTGTGTATGTTGCGAGCTCTTCAATCGAGTCGTGTAACGGTTGCACGCCTATTGCTACTTGTCGGCCTGCCCACCGTGCGGTGAACCCTGTGATCTTTTCGAAGATTGCGAAGAGTGCAACGATGAGTGATGCGACACCAACGAGGATTCCGATGGTGATGCTTATTGTTTGGATGGTTTCAAGCGCCCCGAACACGATCGCATCAGCCGCCGAGGGAAACGATTGCAGCGGCAAGACCATCAGTGATTGCTGCTTTGATCTCTGGGATAGTCCCAGCAGGGTCAAGCCTGATGGTTATCTCATCTGAGATCGCTTGTGCAGCCACAACTTCTGCTGCCGGTGGTGCAACCCAAGGTTCGTAGGTTGCAAGCCCTGTGAGCAGTGTGACCGTAAGTGGGTTAGTGGTGTGGTCTGTGACTGTAGCTGTGCCATCGCCGTGATCTTCTCTGCTTTGGACAAGCACCCCATCGGTGTACGTGTTTTCCATTATGCCCACCTTGCTCTCACATGGTAATTGTGTGTTGCGACTGTGCCTGCTGCACCGTAAACATCTGGTGCTGTGGCTGTTGCTGGCAAGCCTGTTGCTACCAGTCCGCCTTGGGCTCCAAGGTACTGCGAAACCTGATATGGGTTGCCTGCTGTACCGGAGATTGTTGGGAACGAGTTTACGGTGCCTGCTATCTGCCGCAAGGTGGGTGCGGTGCCACCAGTGGGTAAAACAAAAGCACAGCAGTAACGGCCTGGTGAGAGCGTCACGTTGATCGTTGCCGCTTGGATACCTATTGCATCAACAGCCACAGTGCCAGCGTCAACAACAAGTGTTGTTGGGGTCCATGATGTGTTGGCGTTATAGATACCCATGCGCAACAGTTTCCCTGCAGAACCAGCAGTGGTAACAACCTCAACAGCAAGACGGTCAAGTGTCGCTGTTGAATCAACAAACCAAGGCTCATACCAGAGACGGTCTTGTGATTGTGATGCAGCGCCCTGCCCTGTTGGCCGCAAACCCGGTATCCCATAAGACTTCACGCCTGACGGTGCAATGAACGCCGGTGCAATCCCTTCAGCGGCAGCCCACTGCTGATCGCCCCGTAGGAAAGTGGTGGCTGATGCTGTACCACTGGTTGCCAGAAAGTTTGTGGCGATGAGGTTGGGTACATCGTTTGTGCGTCCCGGTCCAAGAACCATCACCGAGCCTGTTGTGGCGTGAACACGAGTAACTCTGGCGACGTTCTGAACCAAGTCTGTTGCTGCGGTTGGGCGTGTGTTGGTTAGCCCTCCACCTGGTGCAACAAACATGCCGGAGTTGATTCCATAGCCAGTGGTGTTGAGGCCAGTGATAGTCCCCATAATCATCACAAGGCCCGTACCGTTATTAGCAAGGTCTTGCATAAGCAGGCCAATAGAGGGCATCTTTGCGCCTACTGAAGCGTCAGCGCCAGCAATCTCAATCACAGCAGTAGCACCAACAGTGCCAGTTGCGTAAACCGGAGTTCCTTTAGTGAGCGCACCTCCAGATGTGTTCTTTACACTGATCTGTAGGGGGACATCATCTGACCATGAACCATCGCCACGAAGAAATGTATCTATGTTGTAGGTGCCTGATCCGAGGCGGGCAGGTGAGAAAATCCCTGCTGTGGTCTGTGTGGCGTTAATCCCGCCAAGGGTCACGTTTGGTGTTGTGGTTGGTGTGCCTGTGATGACCACAGGTGCAGTAGCGGTCACACTTGTGACGGTGCCTGACCCGCCGTTGCTGGTGTTGACACTTCTATCAATGGTGATTGTGATGCCACGCCCACTGGTCAGGGTGATGGGTGGTTTAGATGATTGGATCGTTACTGTGGTCATGTCAGAGCGTCCAATCCTGAACAACAAACAGGCCGGCGCAGAGCGCAACGTCATCGGTGCCGTCGTTCCATTGCATCGCCCACCAGTAAGTACCAGGGGTGAGCGTGGTGAGGGTTTCGCTGATGCGTATGTTGAACTGGCCGAGCGCAGCGTTTGTTTTGGTCACGGTGAACGTTTTGAGCGCAGTGTCAGAGGTTGGTGCAGCGGTCACTTCTGCGGTGATCGTGATGTTTGTGATGTCTATCGCAGCACCGGTGGCTGTGAGGGTTGCGGTGAAGTCATCGGTCCATGTGGTGTTCTCACGAACAGACCAGTTGACTTGCGCTCCGGTGTCGTCGAGCTGTACTTGTGCGCTCATAGGTCGGGCCCCTTTGTGCTTGTGTTCATTGATGCTAGACCGATGCCGAGTAGTGCACCGATGACACCGAGCCACAAGGCTGCGGTGCGTTGGTCGATTATCCCGTAGGCGGTTACGAGTGGGACTGCTGCAGTGAGCACACGGTAGATCCATGCTCGTGTTGCTTCATCTTTGAGGCTCATGCGGACTCCTTCATTTTGTTAGCCAGTACCAAGTTGCAGGCCCAATGATTCCGTCTACTGGCATCTGCTTGGATGAGAGTTTGAAGAACCGTTTGACGTTTGTTTGGAAGCGTTTAGCTGCTGCCACTGATGCTGGCCCAAAGTTGCCATCTACCTTTAGGTCTGGACCATCAAGCTTGTTGTTGAGTAGGGCTTGCGCCCACTTTGCAGCGTCGCCTTTGGTGCCTTGTTTGACGATCTGTTTGGATGCTGCCGCTATGCCTGCTGCGATTGCTGCAAGGTCAACTGTCGGTGGTGCAGGCGGTGCTGGTTCTGGTTCCGGTGGTGCTGGTGTGCCGATGCAGAGTTGCATGACTCGAGCACGCATCTCATTGCCGCTGATCGTGTGCATGTCAATCTTGCGTGACGGTGCCCACTCCTTGTGCATGCAGCAATCAGCGACGAGTGCAGGGTTGTAGCTGATGAGCGCTGCGGTGACCTCTGCGACGTTTTGCAGTTGGTCGGGCCGCCACGGTTCAGCCACCGTGCCAACATTCTCTACTTCCACGCCCCAATAAGCGCTGTTGCCAACACTGCTGCCGTTCCAACTGCCCGCACCAGCATGATTTGCCCTGCCTGCTGCAATCACCACGTTGCAGTTATCACGACCGGTAAGCACATGGCAGAGCGGGCCTGCAAGGTCTGCACGCCCGTTGGTCACAATGTTCAGGCTTGGAAGGTTGCGGTTCATTGCTGATGCTGTGTGATGCCACATCACAGCCCTTGGCGCAAACAGCGCTGAGCCTCGTGTCTGCCAACCTGGTTGTTCTTCAACCACAAGACCAGCGCCACGCAGTCTGTCAGCGATCCCAAGGTCTCTCATCTTTCACCCCCAAGCATGGCCACGAACCCAACCCCCAATAATTTTATCAACACGGTTGATTTCATTGAGATAAGAAACCCACAGTTTGTCTGTGCCATCAACGCCAAGGCCACGAGGTTGTGGGTTAGGAGTAGGGAACACGTTGGGAAGCGTGTAGAGAACATCGGTAAACGTGTTTGTTGCAGGGTCGATCCGTCCTACACCGTTGTTGTTATTAGACAAGCTATTAGTGGCAAGCCAGACCGCTGTTGAATCTGCGGTTATCGCAAAAGGATTTGCCAGACTTAGCGAAGGTGTTGAGATTGTTGCGGTGACTGTGTTTGTTGCAGGGCTAATCCGTTCCACAATGCATGTGCTTGTATCGCCTGCCCACACATCACCAAAGGCGTAAACCAAATACTGCGGAAAGATAGACATGGCTATCGTTGCTGTTGTTGCAAGCGTCGAAGGGTTCACACGGATGACTGTGCCCGCACTGCCATCTGCAACCCAGACGCTGCCACCCCCGGCAGCTAAACCGTAGGCTGCTACCGTTTTGGTGAATGTGCCAGTAATCGTATTTGTTGACGGGTCGATACGTAACACCTCAGATGGCGTAACGTAATTGGTTGCCCAAATATAGTTAGCGTCAAACGTCAGGTTGTAAGCAAAATCAACGTTGATTGTGGCAGTGATGGTGTTGGTCGTAGGGTCGATACGTGATACTGCTTGACCGCCAGTTCTTGCATGGCCTACCCAAACGGAACCAAACGCAGACGTGATTGCAAACGGTCCACCAGTACCCGTAGCAATCGTTGCAGTCACAGTCAACGCTGTGGGGTCAACACGAGAAACTGTGCCACTCACACCATTTGCAACCCACAAGGAACCAAACCCAAAAGTGATCCCATACGCTGTGGTCCCGACAGTAACAGATGGTCCCCACTTGTATCCCATGTCAGGTTATTCCCATATGAGACGGCCAACAGGTTGCACATCTTCGCCTGAAGCAAACGCAGCCCATACCTGAACCTGCAACTGCCCGCCGCCAACACCCTTATCAACCAGTCTGAAAGACAACTGATCGTTAGCTTGAAACGTGTGATCCATTGTCAGGTATGTGGCAGTGAACTCACCAGCGGCAATGAACATGGAAACGTCGAGCTGCGCACCGTTCTTCAGCATGATCACTTCGATAGCAGATGTGAGTGTGCCGAGCTGCGACAGTTTGATGTAGGTGAGTCGTACAGGCCGTTGGAAAACCTCAGCAGTTGACTGACCCTTCAACGGATCCTCGGTGTAGTCAACTAGTTCACCCTGTGAGAACCCGTCGACACGGTACAGCTGCACAAGGCCACTGGTCCCACCATCAGCCAACCAGCGTGAAGGTGTCGCAACCTTTGACAAACCAGCCAACGCTCCTGGCACACCACGCTTCAACATCTGAGCGATCCTGTCAGCGTCCTGCTCGGATGCTGATGCAAGTTCAAACGATAGGCCAACAAACCCGTTTGAATCCTCGGACACATCCAACGTTTTGAACCTGACGTTCTCAGCGTTAGCGCCACCCTTGTACAACACGATGGTGTCGCCAATCCGGTAGTTCAGATACGGTTGATCGCCAGCGTAGATGGCAGACACAGACAACGACTCTGTGCGTGCTGCGAACAGTTCGAGTTGTGCTGTCGCAACTGCTTGTGCTGATACAAGGTCACGCACATCAGCTATCTGGAACGCTGCTTCAATAATCCCAAACAGGGCAACCTGTGCCGCATCAGTGGAAACAAACTGCCCGCCCGAATAGGTGCACACAAGTGTGTTTGGTTGCGGTGGCCGCTCATCACGAGTCACAGCCTGCAAATTCACACCCGCCTGAATGCCTGCAGCAGAAGTACCGCCACGCCCAAAAGCAAACACATCAAGTGTTAGCCCAGCGGCACGCATCCCGAACTCATAACCAAGATTCTGCAACTGCTGGCAAACATCCCAGATCGTGTCACCAACACGCACCGTAAACACATCCAAAGCAGGCCAACCCAACCCATCAGAATCAACTGTGGCACTAAACCCAACAGCGAACCCTGCTGGCAAAGAACCCCGTGCAATAGCCTCATTGATCAGAGTGATCAGCACTGTGCCCGCTGTCGGGTTAGGGACCACAGCAGGATTGTCTAACGCAGACCAGCTGTCATCAGAAGCCATGACCAGTGTTGAAGCTGTGAGCGGTGTTTCAGGTGATTCAATCTTGTGCAGGTTCAACGCAAAACAATGTTCACGGTTCACAGTTGCAAGGGTGCCAGGTAACGCCGAGTTGTCTGGGCCTGCAACGTGGTCAAGTTCCACAGCAAACACATGATCGCCAGCTGTCAGTTCGATCATTGCCCGCCACGGTGAACGCCACGAATCCGTGTTGTCTTTGCTGTAATACAACTGGATGCCGTCAACGTACACAGCACCACCCGAATACATCGCCAACCAAAGGTCATACAGGCCATCTGATGCAACAGTGAACGTGCGTTTGAACAGGGTCGTGCGAACATCTGATGCTGCGATCCTGCCAACAAACCCTTGTATAGGTTTCGTTGACCCGATAGGCCAACCATCAGGCGGTAGCCAAGGTTCAAACCATTCCGGCTGCGTGTTAGGTGTACGCCACGCAATAGAGATTGCGTAGGAGCGGAACGTTGCAGGAGACCAACCAGTAGTGGAACCTTCTGCTGAGTGCCATGCGAACGTTCGCAAATCTGATGCAGGGACCTTGCCTAGACCGTTCTGCGGAAACACGGTCGCACGATCAAGGATTGATCGCACATCTAAACAGGTAACCTCGAACACTTTGTCAGAGTCTTTGATGTCTGTTTCAACAACCTGCGTGGAGACAATGCGCCCGGTCCACGCCAGCGTTGTGCCAAGCGTGAACCGTAGGTGCCGGCCTAGTGTCATACCTGATGTTGCGCTGATATCCGCTGCAGTCGCATAAGGCATGCTGATCTTGCCTTGGCTCAGAGAGTCCAGGCTGTCTTGCCATCTGCGAGAACCAAGAATGGTCGTTGGTGTGGAGATAGCAGTGGCGTTGTTTGTGTCGAACAGTTGGACGCTGATAGCAGGCACTGGTGCAGCGTTTGCTACTGGTGCCGGTGGTGTGGTGTCAGCGAAGAATCCTCGCACTGATGGTGCACGGTTTATGAAAGGGATTGCAGCGGTCTTGTTTCCTTGCACTGCTGTGAACGCAAGCGGTGCAGGAGCACCGAGCGCTCTTGGTGTGAGGAAAGGAAACGCAAGGGTTTGCGCCATCAGATAGCGATAAGGCCTGTGGCTGAAAGTGTGAGTGTGATGTTGGTGCCGTCAGGGATCACAGCGAACGCTGCGCCAGCTGCAGTGGCGTTCCAAAAACAGATCAGGCGTGATGTGGAAGCGGTGCCAGTGTCTTTAAACATCGCAAAGCTCACAATGGTTGAACCTGTCACAGCTGTGAACACTGGGTCTGCTGCATCAAGCACACCACCAGTAGAAGTTTTTGATGAAAGGTTTGCCGAGGTTGCAACAACGCCTGACAGATCGTCCCGAAAGTCATGTGCAGCTGAGTAGGTGTAGGTGCTGCTCATTGCAACAATCTTGATATCATCGACTAGCCAGTCAATGTCTGCATCTGCAAAGGCTTTCATGCCTGTTGGGTAAACAACGTTTGCCATCAGTTCAACCTTCTTTTTGGATCATGCTAGAACACCTGCTGGGACTGAAACCTCTAACACTGCAAGCGCCCATTTTGCCGTCGGTACAACCTCACCGATAGTTAGGCCAAGAATGTGTACTGGGCCTGTGATCGTTGCTGCTGATGGCAGTGTGAGCACTGCTGTGCGCGTACCGTCAGCTGTTGCTGGGATGTTCGTGAAGTACGTTGCAATGTACGCAAGATTGGTTTTCAAGCGTGCAGGGTAGTTTGTGTCAGGTGTGCCGGTGGTTGACACTTCACCGGAGATGATGAGCTCGAGGCTGTGTGTCGTTGGTTGCACCAAAGGTTTGCGTGCAGTCATACCGGTGACACCAGCGAGTTTGATGTTTGATGCTTCGAGTTGTGCTGGTTGCCAGAACGTCCAAATGTTTCGGATCTTGATTGCACTGTTACCTAGTGAGACACCATCAAAGGTGATTGAGGATGCGGTCACAGTGCACCAGCCAAAAACAGAGAAGCCTTGTTAGCTCTGATCACTTCTAGCGCTGTCTGGCGTGGTGAACTGGTTTCATTGATCGTAATGTTGTTAGTCATACCTCCACCACCCCCACCGCTAACCAGCTGTGACACACCCTGCACAAGCGCTTGTGCGTTCGCTGCGTTCATAATAAACCCACTGCTCGATGGTGTGAAAAACTCACGCCCACCCTCATTGACCTCATACCTACCGCCAGCAATGGCAGGCCCACCAGAGTATGAACCACCCATGTTTGACGCAGGTGGTGTTGAAGGGAACCCACCGCCAGCAGGCCCAACAGGGTTAGGTCTGCGTGGTCTGCGTGGCGCTGGTGGCTGGTTTGTTTCACGCCCACCAGGTGGAATGATCACAGTTGGAATTTTAATCGGGTTACCGTTTGCAGCTGCTTGAGCAGTAGCCACAGCAGCGTTCAACTCAGGTGCAAGGTTAGGGTACGCTGCAAGCACAAGTTTCATCTCAGCAGGAGACAACTGTCCTGTAAACGCCTTGACTAACAGTTCTGCCCTAGCGAACTCGCCAGCGTCAATAGCATCCTGAATAGCAATACGCATCTCAATAGGTTTGCTATCAAGGTCTGTTTGGAACAATGCCAACAGGTTGTACAACTTTGCTTTTTCTTCTTCTTTCAAACTGAGTATGACAGCTGCTTCAATCTGCAACTCGGACAACCCAGCAAGGCCGATGTATTCGGCAATCTGCTCAGGTGGAATGTTTGCATTCTTCAATGTTTCTTCAAGTCTTGACCTAAAGATGCCACCCAGCATGCGAGGATCACCGCCAGTTGCAACAGCCTGCTCCAGCACGCTCCCAGCAGAGTCACCAAAATCAATGACCGCTTGAACAGCTTTGTTCTGCTCATCCGTGTAATCACCCAAAGCAGCCTTAATCGGATCAAACGACTTCGGCAGATCATTCAACGTATCAAACAACCCTTTATACGCGCCGTTCATCCCGAACGCTGCAGTGGCCTGATCATCAAGCGTTGACGTATCCTCAATAGTTTTCGTAAATGCTGCTGCACGATCAGCGCCAAGCTTTTGCGTATCAGCAATGAACTTCAACTGTGCGTCATAACCTTTGGTACTGACAGTTGCTTCTTCAGTAGCATCTGCTGTTTCACCAACAGCCGTGCCAAGCTCAGTAGTTGCGCCTGTCGCACTTTGCGATGCCTGTGCACTTAACTCAAGCGCTTTACGGTTCTTATCAATAAACTCTTGGTTCCTCTTAAACTCTTCTGAATTCTTTGGAAGCGTCTTATTTGCTTCTTCCAACTCGTTCAAAATTTTGATCTGTGCTTTAGGCCCCTGATTCTGGCCAACAGTGTCAAACACTTTTTGCACTTGTTCAATATCATTCTGAACACCAGTGCCAACAAGGGTGATCTCTGCACCAAAGTCTGTTACTAGCCTGCCTAAAGTGAATATGTTTTTTTCTGCTGCAACAAGTTCTGCGAACTCAGGCAAGCTGGAATCACCGGCTGTGTTGATAGAGATTGTGAGCTTGTCAACACCAGTGCGCACGCGTTCAGCAGCATCGCCAGCGTTGAGCAGCCCAAACACAAAGTCAGTTACCAGAGCAGTTGCAGCAACAAACCCCAACCCCGCTGCAGCCTTGCCCATACCTGTCAGGCTGCGTGTCGCAACACCAGATGACATGTCCACTGTGGTGAACACGCTTCTCAGTTTGATTGCTTGCCCTGCAAGGATTGAAAGCCCGCCAACAGCTAACGAACCGGCTGCACCGATAGCACCGACCTTGCCTACGGTTTCACCGATCTGCGGGTTCACTTCGCCAAGCGCACCACCGATACTCAACAGCGGGTTCACAACATCCAAGATGCCTGAGCCTATGGATTCCTTTAGCTCACCGAACTTGTTGTTCATGATCTCAAGCTGGCCTGCGTAACTGGCACCCTCTGTCTCAGCAAAAGAACCAACGCTATTACTCAGCGCAGAAATCACATTGTCTGTATCGGAAGCATTCCCGCCAAGGTCCACAACCTCAATGCCCATTTTCTTTAACGCACCAGTAGAACCATCGGAAGCTTTACCAACCGCTTTCGCAGCTGCGTCAAGGTCGATGCCCATTTTGCGTGAGAGATCAACGACAAGAGGTGTCAGCGCCAGAACTTCTGCCTCTGTGCGCCCAAACTGCACAAGCAAAGACTGTGAAGAAGCAATCGCATCATCATCAGCAACGGTGACCTTCATCAGCGCTGCAGCCTGATCACGCAAAGCTTTACCGTTGCCAGCAAAAACGCTTTCACTGTTCTTAATCGAGTTGTTCAGCTTCATCTGCTGTGCTTCAGCGTCGCTTGCTTCTTTAGCAAACGTCGCAAGACCAACAGCGAGAGCACCACCCGCTAGGACTGCGCCTGTGCCAACGCTTGTCAGCTTTGAACTCAACTTGTCTAGCGACTTGGTTGTTTTACCAAGTTCACGGTCGGCAGTTGTGCCCATCTTTTTGAACTCTCGAGCAGCACCGGAAGCGTCTGCGTCGATGATCATTTGTAGGCGTTCAAGAAATGCCACTGCTTACCGCCTCGCTAAGAAGTTTGAGATCCCTGATGCTTAAGCGTCGGGTTTGTTCTGGGGTCCAGTTGAATCGGAGGGCGCACCAGACGATCCAGCTGTCTGTTGAGCGTCCACCTCTTTTGGGATACTGCCCTCATAAATGTCAGGCATGTTGTCTGGCACCTGGACAAACACATCGGTAAGCATCCGCACTGTTAGCACTGCAGGCTCAACGCCTTGTTGTGCGCACGCTGCGGCGTAAATGTACTTGGCATTCTTCGCACTTTTGAACGGGTGCGATAGGAGCGCCCACCACTCCTCATCACAATCCGATTCAAGTTGCACCAGCTCATCAAGCGTGAAGTCAGAAAGCCTGACCTGCTTTTTGTCTGGAAGGTTGACGGCCCACTCGTCAGCCATGATCAGGTACCAACGCTGCTGATCGAGCTGGCCGCTGAACCGGTACCGCTGATCTCAACCGCACCCGAAACCGTCTGAGTGATGCTCAGGTCGAAGTGCGCCTGACCAAAGAAGTACTGAGCGTTGTCAGTCGACGGATACAAGTAGAACTTGCGACCTGCAGCAACCGAGTTAGTAATACCGAACTGCGAACCTGCAGCAGTATCCCAGTAGCCACCGAAGGAAATTGATCCGTCTGGAAGGCCCACAACGTAGGTCTTACTGGTGTCAGAAAACGAAGTCACTTCGGTCTTGTCGGTGGTGGAATCAAGTCCCCATGTGTTCAGGTTTGCTACCGGTGACGCTGCTGCCGTTCCATTGGCACTTGCATCGATATATACACGGCCCTTACGACCGCTTATGGGATTAGCCATTAGCTTTCTTCTTTCACTAGGCCGCACGATGCAAGCAACGTGTGGGCATTATTTGGAAACGTGCGATCTGCGACCACTCGTTTTGCCTGCTGCGCAGCGATCTGCCGCTCAACGGGATTCTCAAGAGCCCAGCGTATTAGCTCGCCAAGTTCTTCAGGACTGTTAAAAGTAGGGAGCATCGGAAAGAGCTCATCGGATTCGCCACGAGACTGCCTAGCGAACCAAGTGCCAGATGCTGCAAGCTCGATCTCACGAGGCCCAACAGACCAACCATCACAACCATCAACCACATCACCGTTGGTTTCAGTACGGTAAATGTTGAACGATGTTTTAGCGCCACGGTACAACTCTGCGGTCTGAGCGTTATCAATGCAATCCTCAAGATCATGCACAACACGATCAGCCAGGATGGTTGGCACGTTCTGCCAGTTGCCCGCCAACGCAAGATCAATACCATCAAAGTTGCACCGCTCGAGGAACGCAACCCTGCTTGGGTAGCCCGTACCAACAAACACACAGTCGCTCAGGTAGTCCTCGTGTGCTTCGCCTTCAAAGTGGATGTCAGGCCGGTATGCGTGCGGTGTGTAAACCGCTGTTGTCAACGTCGCATACTGACCCATGTTCGTCGGATCGTTCAACGCCACAGCATCGAAGTGCGGTGCGATCAACAACTGCCGTGATTCCTCATACGGTGATTCGGTCATCACACAAGCGGTTTTAATACCACGACCACGGCAAACCTCTAAGAACTGCGGGTCAACCGTGAACCCGCTGATGAACACGATGAGTTGTGGCCACCAGTACAACGCAGCCTGTGGCAGGCCACTGATCGCAAAGGAATACACGTTCTCTGTTTTCGGAAAGGCTTTGATAAAGGTGCCGTCATCCATACCCAGATGCGCAACGCTGGCCCATGTGAGACGGTCACCAAGATTGTACTGCTGAACCTCGTGGCCTAACTGCTCGAAACCCTCAACCCAACCATCATGCACATCTTGCACACTGAAATTAGGACCGGGGTGGACAACAAGGATACGCACTCAGAAAACCTTGCCCAACGCCTCAACCTGTTTCTTCTTATAGGCACGTATCGCATCAGGTGTGCCCTTGGCAATACCAACCGACCATGCCTTCTTACCTTTGGTGCCAGGGTGGCGAACGTATGCGGCAAAGTTGCCGTTGCCCCACACCATCACCCTGCGTTTCTTAGATCCTTTGCGGGCACCTGCAAGCGCCCCAGCAGTATCAGAACCAGTCATCAAAGACATCAGCTGAGCACCCTGCCTCATCTTCTTGGTAGCACCAGGAACAATCGGGTGAGCGCCTGCACCGTACTCAACAACTTTCCACACACCCATCGGAACAGCTTTTAAAACTGCTTGCGCTTTCCCGCCAGTGTTTTCCATGTCATACCGTGCGTTGAGTTTCACCCCGCCCTTGTAACCAACCTTGGTGCGGTCCTTGCCCCAACGCGAAAGCTGCCCGTCACCGCCAGTTGCTGCACGCCCAGCTATCAGGACGGACTCTTTGTATTCCTGCGCAGCAGCTGCAGTTGCAAGAGTGTTTACTTCCAGCATGCTGTTGCCCGCTTTGATCATCTTGGTACCAAAGTTCTGCGGTGTAGATGTGCCCATCAGGTCATCACTCGCACAACAACATCTGCTGCGTAATACCCGACATCGGCCACAACAAGTTCACGGTATGAACCGAACGATTCGACAAAAAAATCAATGCCAGGTGGGTTCGCTTCTTCGATAGCTGTGATCGCAGAACTCGGATCGTCCGCATCGAGTAGCTGGTCAAGGCTGGCCATCTGATCAACACTTCTGCGTGACACAAGGATGATCACTTCAACAGTCGTTTCACGGTTCCCATCAAACGTGGTCGGTTTGACGTTAAACCCTGAAATCATTGCGCACGGCACGTTTACGTTGTCCGGTGGGTATCTGTAAATGTTGAGTCCAGGGACCGCACTGATTGCTTGTGCGAGTGCTTCTCGGATCTCACGGTTACTAATAGCGGTACTCATGCGATACCAAAGTTGCGCCCATGCCGGTACGGTGCAAGCAGTTGCATAGCCCTTGGCGGCATCGTCTTAGATACTCGCATAACACCGAACTCGCCGAACCCTGCAACACCCAGCGGTGATTCTTGCATCTTGGAAATCTCGGCCACGATAATCCTGCACGCCTGTTTCACATCAAGCGGCACTTCTGGCCAACCCCACACACCAGTTATCTCAACCGTGTTCTGCCTCATATTGAACGTTGGTACTGGCCACTGCACACCACCGAGTAGTTGCAGGTCTGTGTATGGCTCATCTGCTTGCGGTGCGTTGTACGGCAACAGCTGAAAGCTTGTCGCACCGATAGTCGTGGAGTAAACGCCTGCGCCGGTCGGATCAGTCTTGAGTGTCGTGACGCTCACGAGGTCGTTGAACGAACCGAAACCTAGCGTGTAGATATCATCGGTTGTGGCAAACGTGCGTGCCTCGGTCACTTGAAAGAACTCTCGCCCGCAGTAACGGTCGATCATCCTCGAGCTCGACGTAACCACATCATCCAAAAGGCTTGTGTCTTGCACAAGGTTCTGCCCAACGTAAGCAAGTGCTTCAGCTTGTGTGAGATAACCGTTTGTAATTGTCATGCGTTCATCTCCATGCTGCAGCCCTCACATCATTACCCTGCACATCAATCACATGCTTTGCAAAGTTGCGTGTGAGGATTACAGAAAGGTTGTCGGGGTCTACGTTCAAGTAGTACTCGTCAGGTTGTAACAGCCCACCATCAGACGCTGAGTGTGGTGCACGTTCAAAGCAGGCTGCGGTGAAGATCAGCAGGCCCTTGCGATGATCAAGCAAGTTTTTCATGTGTGCGATGTGTAGCGGCCAATCAGGTGTGTGCTCAGCAACCTCAAGATACAAGCCCACATCAAACGGTTGTGCGTTGCCGTAGTCGAGGATGTCGCCAACCCATGTGACCTCTGGTGCCGGCACAAGGTCAACCACTTCAAAGGTTGCGTGTTCAAATAGGTATTCAGGATTGCCGTTGATGTCACGCCCGCCACAATCCAGCACGCTGCAAGGCGTTGCTGGCACCCACCGTTGCACCCATTCGAGAACTGCGTGATGCATCAGATCACCTCAGGTTTCCGCCACCAGAAGAAGTGTGCAATCAAGATCAATGGTAGCCACTGGACTGGTAACACTTGGGCTGCAGCAATGGCCATCACAGGCCCAGCAGCCGTGTGCAACAGGCGAACCGTGTCAGTAGCAACCAACAGCTGTGCATACGCTAGAACGAGTATCAGAAGCGTCTGCCACGACGGGTGGTACAAAGCTGCGAGTGTTGCACCCCACGGTGCGACCATCAACCAAGCGTCACGCCACCGCCCACGATGAGCTTCCATCGCAGTCTTGAAAGGATGTTCATACACTCTGCGCAACACAGGCTGTGCGGTCACCTGGTCAAGTTGTGGTTTGCGTACAAACCACACAACAGCCGGCACAATCAAACCGATAAGCATGATCGGATGCCATGCCCACACCGCAGCAAACACAGGTGATGTTTCCTTGATAGAAGCGGCAACCAAAATCAGCAACACCGCTACAGGCCACAGCCCATGATCGAAACAAGCAACAGCCATGATCGCCACAGCCATCGCCGGTAGATCAACGCCAATAGGCCGAACAACTTGCGGGCCCCACACTCCAGGCAATGCCAGCAACAACACTGCTGCAGCTGCCGCACGTTCCAAACCAAGATCCGAGCACCACCACAACATGCCAACCGCTGCAACAACCCATGACGTAACCCACACTGCACGCCATCTGCGCAGATCATCCTTGCAGATGGTCGGGAGCAACCATCTCAGGTTGAACGGTCGTGCCACCGGCACTCCACGACCAGCAAGGATGTACCTGCTGGCATCAGGTCCTAGCATTGTCGTCCGTGGTGCGTGGTTCTTCAGGCGGTGTCACACCCATTGTCTTTGTGTCTGACGGCCAGTAAACCCTGCCGCCTTTGTGATGCCCAACATGCGCAGTCGTGTCAACGTAAACCTTGTGGCCCTGCTCGCCCGCACGCAAACAGAAACTCACATCTTCGCCCAACGCCCACTCAGAACCATCATCACCAAAGCGAATATCGAAACCAAACCAGCAGTTAGTACTACCACCACTCTGATCGAACATCTGTTGCAACACGCTGCGGTGAATGAGCAGGCAACCAGTACCAGTAGCTGCAACCTCTGCCAGCTGGTTTGGTGCCCAATCCAACATCACTTGTGTGCAAGTCAAAGAATTTTCGACAAAAAGCGTAGGGATCACGCCGTCGGCGGTGAGGATCACACACAGGGCACCAAGAATCTTGATGTCATGTTCGACCGCTCGTGCAACCATCTGATGCATCAACTGCGGTTCAAACACCATGTCAGTATCAACAAACCACAACCACTCTGCATCGGTGTACGTCTTTAAGAACTCGTCACACAAACGGTTGCGAGCCTTCGCAAGATTTGCTGTGGCCTCGAGCGCAACGTAATTGTGCAGTAGGCGCAGATCAATCGGGTTCGGTGACTCAGGGCAATCAAGCGCTTCCCACACTTGCACCGCACGTTCACGATCCCAAACGTCAAGCTCCCAAAATGAACGCATGAACCGTGTTGAGATGTCGTGGCCTGTTGACGGGAACGCCAGCAGGACTTGTCCAGGGTGATCAAAAGTCTCTTGCATGTTTGTCCTTTGGTTGATCGGGTTAGGTGGTGGTGCAAGCAAGCCCACTGCTTGCACCACCCATCCTAGTTAACTCAGGAAAGAACCTGCTTGAAGCCTGTTCCCTGCAGGTTGCAGGTGGCTACTGGGTAGCGTCCTGCGGTGAATGCCGAGTAGCCGTAGGTCACCATGGTGACGTTCAAGCTCGCTGCGGCAACCTCGTTGAGGGTAAGCCCGATAGGTGCTGATCCATCTTCCATGAACAACACATCGGCCTTGCGGGTGATGATGATCCGATCCTCATCGGTGCTGGCACCGAGAACGATTGGGACACCAGCGTCAGTTACGACCGGCACACCGGCGATGGAACCAACTGGCCCATATCCTGCGGCAATTCCAGCGCCAGAAGCGTTGAAGGAGTTGTAACCCTCGATGGCGACCAACGGACGCAGCGACGAGTCAGACTGGGCGCACAGCCAAGCCCAACGACGAGGGTGCATGACGATGAGGTCTGCTGCTGCGTAGCGTGCGGCGTTGACCTTGCCAAGACCATTGTGGATTGCAGCAACGAGGCTTGCGCCTGTGGTGCCGGTCCACGCTGCGGTCTGCACCGAGGTCGTGTTGAGGATACCGAAGTGGCCTCCAACGGTTCCGTCACCAGAGATGGCAGAAACGTTGACCTTGGTTGCGTACTGCTGATAGAGATCAGCTAGGAGGATCTGGCCGATACCGGTTCCACGGTCAATGGACTGGCGTGAAACAACCTGCTGGCCTGCAAAGGTCCGCACTGGAACAGTGAGATCGGACTCGGTGAAAGTCTGGTTGGTTACTGCAACACCCTGTGTTTCCTGTGCGGCAACACCTGTGGAGGTAGCTCCACGAGGGATCACCATATTCATTCCTTGTGCCGGCAACGCCACTTTGGTGACATTTTCGAGGAATGGCCGACCGGATGCAAGCGTCGCAGCGAACTGCTCTGTGAGGTACTGAGGAACAACAAGGCCACCGAAGTTGCCAGTCGTTGAACGGTACTCGGCAAGTGCTTCATCACGGGCACGAGCAAGACGATCAGACGCAGCGTTGTCATTGCCGAACTTCGCAGCGATAGCATCGCTCAGGAAGTCATGCTCGGAATCTGCACGGTAGGTCTTCTCTTCTGAAACAACACGGATGTTCATGGGTAGTACTTCTTTTCTGACCTCAGCGGCCTTGTCGGAACGGGTAGCAAGATCCACGAGGTCAGACTCACGAGCCTGCAATGCGGTGATCTTGTCATCAATCTCACGAAGCTCAGCACGAGCAACATCAAACTTTTCTGTTTCTTCAGCCGTCATATCTGAACGGCCTTCGGTTTCAGCCAAAGCAAGGATCGCTTCAA